ACATCACCGGTTGGGGCACGACGCTTTACGTAGGCCGGATGGCCTGCGCCAACGATGCGTCGGCCTCTGTCACGGTGCTCTACGACAACGTGGCCTTGTCCGCTTACGAAGATGCGATCGGCACGATGTCGTTCGGCTTTGATCTGGCCGGCGTTGCCTCACCGACAGCCATTCGCGAAGCGACCGGAACGATCTCCTTCGGCTTTGACCTGCTCGGCAACACCGCCTCGGCGTCCATCATCGATGCGATTGGGACCATCTCCATCGACTTCCTGCTGAATGGCGTGGCCGACCCGAATGTCGGTGACATCTCGGACACCACGATCTTCGGCAACTACAAGCGGGCCCTGATCGGAACGGTCCCGCAGACGACGTATGGCCCGGTCACGGCCGGTACGCAATCGTCCCTTTTGGGCTGCGCCATTTCCAACCGGAAAGCGGCCATCGTCAAAGTATCCGTGGCCCTGGTAAATGGGGCCAATACCTACTATCGGGCGTACAATCTACCTATTCAGCCGAACGCTGTTTTGTACCCTTTCGCCTCGGGCCTGCGGCTGGATTTGAAGCCCGGCGACAAACTGGTGGTCAGCGCGGACCAGGAAAGTGCCGTCGATAGCGTTGTGAGTTATGTGGAGCGACCACCATGATGGAACCTTGGGGGGAAGAGATTGCGAAATGGCGGGATAGTTGGATCTTCCTGATCTTCGCATTCTGGGGCGGTCTGTGTCACTACATCGGAGGCGTGCGCCGAGGCCAGCGTAAATGGTCCTTGTTTGAGGTTCTGGGCGACTTGGTGATCTCCGGATTCACCGGGGCCTTGGGGTTCGCCGGGGCGCAGTACCTGGAATTGAACGTGGCGGCCACCGTCCTGATCGTGGGCATGTCGGGGCACATGGGCGCCCGAAGCGTGTTTTTGTTGGAGCGGTATCTGCTTGACCGCTTCTTGCCACAGCGGAGCCGAGGCGACAGTTAATGGCCTTCACCTATGACGAACTGCTGAGCACCGTGGCCTCGTTCAACGAGCGGGACACGACGCAGTTGACCACGGTCTTTCCGCAACTGGTGCTGTTTGCGGAGAACGCTATCTCCATGCAGCTGAAAGAGTTGTCGACGCAGGAGGTGGTGCGGTCGACCTTCGAAACCAGCAACCCGCTTTTGGTCAAGCCCGCCCGGTGGCGCGAGACGGTCAGCTTCGTCCTCCGCAAAACAACCGGCGGCGTTACGACCCAGCATCGCCTGCAGCCGCGCACCGTGGAGTTCGTCCGGGACTTCTGGCCCAACCAGGCCGACACCGAGACGCCCCGGTACTACTGCGATCTGGATCTGGACTACCTGCTGGTCGCGCCGACGCCCGACCAAACCTACGAGTTTGAGATGGTCATCCAGGCGTCCGTGGATCCGCTGACCGCTTCGAATCAGGTCAACTACATCTCCAAGCAATACCCGGCTCTGCTGATGGCTTCCGTTCAGGAGCAGGTCTGCCGGTGGCTTCGGAACGACGCACGGGCGGACATCTTCAAAAACCAGTTCATGGAGTTGGTGGCCGCGGCCCGCGTCGAGGAAGAGCGCCGGGCGCTCAACCGATCGATCATGGGGACCACTTCTGGCTCCCCGGCGAATGAGGGAGGCTAACCGGTGGCATACAGCTACGTGTTCGGAAACGCCAAGCGGAAGGCCACGGGGACCGTGGAGCAGACTATGTACGGTCCGGTGGCTGTCGGGGCGACCTGCACCATTCTCAGTTGCTACGTGGCCAACACAACCGCCTCCGATGTCCGGGTGACAATCCGGTTGGTGAACGGATCTTCGGGCTACCCCCGGGCGTATAATCTTCTATTACCGGCACATTCTGCGATGGTTCCGTTTGCCGATGGCTTCAAGATCGATCTGGAACCGGGCGATCGGGTGACGGTGGTTTCCAACACAGCGGCCTCGGTGGACAGCGTAGTCAGTTATGCGGAGCGGACGATTTCATGAGCACTTATGACTATGGCAATTTCCGGTCGGCGGCGGTCGGCACCACGCCGACAACGGTCCTTGGCCCGGTGGCCACGGGCGACTACGCGATTATCACCGGCCTGTCACTTTGTAACATCACCTCTAGCAACATCAATGTCACGGTCGACGTGAAGGCGTCCGGTACGTCCTACTCCGTCGTCCCCGGCTCCCTGGTGCAGGTCGGGCAGTCGCTAACACCGGTCGAGTACGACAGCAAACTGGTCCTGGTGCCGGGTGACGAACTGGTCGTCACGTCTAGCTCGGCGGCGAGCGTGACGGTGCTGGGCGGCGTGATCACCAAGACGGTGTAAAGAGATGGCAAAGACACTGGGTCGGGATGGCATGATCGGGTCCGTGGTCCTTGAGGGCCTGGCCTACGAGTTTCGGTCACTGACGAATGCCGAGGACGCCTTGGTCAAGTGGACCTCCTCCACCGGAGCCACGCAGGCGAAGCTTACCGGCGCCGGTAAGCTCAAGGTCTACAACGCCCCGGGCGCGGATGAGGATGCCGCGCCTGCCGGGTACGTGGCGACTTACTACCTGCCGCTGGTCGGCGGTACGCTCTCCGGGCCGTTGAATCTCGGCGGCTGGCCGATCACCAATGTTGCTTCGGCCACGGCCGACAACGAAGTCATGACCCGCTCGGCGTCCGATGGCCGGTACTTGAAGCCGGCGGATGCGGCGTCCACCTACCTGACTTCGGTCAATGCAGTGGCGACCTATCTGTCCAAGGCCGACGCGACTGCGAACTACGCCCCGAAGACCGGTTCGACCGAGTATGCGACGAAGACGACGGTCGATGCGACCTATCTGACGAAGACGGCGGCCGCCTCGACCTACGCCCCGTTTTCCGGTTCGGCCAGTTATGCACCCATCTCTGGATCAGCCAACTACGCTCCCGCTTCAGGCTCGACCAATTATGCCCCCAAGGCGTCCCCCTCGTTCACGGGCACCGTCACCTCGGCGGGCGGGATTGATACGGTGGGCATCAAGGCGGATTACCTCTCTGTCACGCCGTCCTTGCCGTACACCTCGTTCACCACCGGCTATGGATTCGATGCGGCGGGGTCTGTGTTCGCCACGATCCAATGTACGCCGACTTCGATCTATTTTGCCGCTCCGAACAGCAGCAGTGCCGGCGTGTATTTCCTCAAGAATGCGTCGGGGACCAATTTCGTTCCGCTTTACGCCAGCGCTTTTACGGTCTCCTCCGAGAAACGCCTGAAGGACGTGATCTCGGCGTTGACCGGCGCTCTGGAGAGGGTGGCTGATCTGACCCCACTGTTCTACAGTCTGAAGGCTGATCCGGACAAGGTTCGGCAAGTGGGCTTGTTGGTCGAAGACGTGGAACTGGTGATTCCCGAAGTGGTGTACCAAGGTGATGATTCAAAGGGCCTCGATTACAGCCGCTTGTCGGTCCTCGCCCTCGCCGCGATCAAGGAACTGCTGGCCCGGGTCGAAGCTCTGGAGGCAAAAGCATGACCGACTCATTCGTCCGTTACCCGGGCATCTCCCCGTCTGTCCCGGCCGTTTCGTCTTACTCGGCCAAGACGCTGGCGGCGGCGGAAAGCCTGCAACTGGTCTGGCCCGAGGACGGCGCTGACCCTGATACCGTCTGCGCCCGGATTCTCGATGTCTCGGCGGGCTATGGGGCGGAGATCCTGCTGCCCACGGCCAAGGGCCAGTCGGTCGGGTTCGATCTGATCGTCAACAACATCGGCTCCAACACCGTCTCGATTCAGGATTTCGATGAGGCGGAGATTTCCAGTCTCACCTCCGGCAAAGTTCTCTACCTCTACCTGATCGACAACTCTACCGAGGCCGGGACCTGGAAGCAGGTCCAGTACGGCTCGACCGTCTCGACGGCTGACGCGGGCGCCCTCGCAGGCCGGGGCTTGCTGGCGTACAGCGGCCAGTTGAACTCCGCCTACAACACGACGGAAGTCTACTCCGACACCTACGTCCAGGAGTCGGATCGGGCCAAGATGTTCGCCTGGATGTCGGGCACCGGGACCTTCGTGCTGCAGACGCTGGTCGACTATTACGAGGGCTTCTGGTTTGCCCTGTCGAACCAGGGCACCGGCACCGTGACGGTCACGGCGAGCGGCAGCGAGACGGTGGACGGCGTGTCCTCGATCGACGTGCTGGCGCAGGAGAGCTTGATCATCGTCCGTGGCCCCGCCGGCTGGTACTCGGTCGGCCGAGGCCGTAGTCAGGATTTCTCGTTCTCGCAAGTCACGATCACGCTGGCCGGCACCGATTACACGTTGACCACCAGCGAGGCGGCCAACGTCATCCAGAAATACGTCGGCACACTGACGGCTTCGGTCAATGTAGTGATCCCGGCTGTCGTTCAAACCTATTACATCAACAACGCGACCTCCGGCGCCTACAGCGTCACGGTCACTACGTCCACTCCGGGCGCGGCCGAGTTCCTGATGCCGCAAGGCAATACGGCGATCGTCGTCTGCGACGGCAGCAACGTCTACAACGCTCACGACATTGCCACCGGAGGTGGCGGTAGTGCAACCACGATCACGCCGTTCCCGGTCGGCTCCGCCGGCTCCCCGTCGGTCACGTGCGATGTGGATCAGGACACCGGCTTTTACTTCCCCTCGAACAATGAAGTGGGGCTGGCGCTGGGTGGCACAGGACTCTACCGGTGGACGCCCACGGGAATGACCTTCTTGAACGACTCCGTGAAGGCCGGCACGCGGACCTCGCTGGATGTCCCCAACACGAGCAGCATGATCGATCAGGTGCTGGTGTCCGGAGCATGACGCAGTGGCCGAACTAACCACGCCTCTGTTCAAGATCGCCAACCCGGGCGATGACTCCACTGCCGATGAAGCCGCCAGCTACCTGAATTTCCAGCCTGGCGTGTCGCGGGACAGCACCGTGGCCGATTCGGACCAGTACGTCGACGCGCAGCACTGCCGGTTCTACCAGGGCAGTCC